AGAGCCTTGGATAGCTGAACTAAGTAGAGTTTTAAGAAAAGATGGGACTGTATTTATCTCTACACCTAATCATGATGGGTCTAACGATAAACTTCCTGAGGATCATATTTATGAGTGGGGCTTTTTAGAATTAAAAGAACTATTAGAAAAATATTTTAATTTAGAGTCGGTAGTTGGTGTGTTTACACAAATGCGTAAATTTAATCAATCTCAAAATGCAAAAGAGATATGGACTAAAGAACAATTATCTATGTTAGAGGAAAGATTTGGTAGACAATTTTTAAGAGTAGCTGCAGCTACTTTTTATCCAGAAACTTCAAATAATTGTTTTTGGAGATTAAGTAAAAAAGACTCTGCTTAATGTTTTTAAAAGAAGAATTAAAAACTTATTTATATTGGATCGAAGAAAGAGAAAATATAAGAATCCAAAAGGAGGAGTTAAATCAAACTCCTCCTTGGACTGAAGACCCTATATTAAAAGAGTATAAGTTTTGTCAAGTTTTTAGAAACGATGATAGAACTAGTAGATGGTATATAGATAATATACGTAACCCTTTAGAAAATTCTGAAGAAGTTTTTATGGCTACTGTTATATTTAGGTGGTTTAATTTAATCCAAACAGGTGAAACTTTATTAAAACATAACCTACATATTAATTGGGACTCTGAATTAGCAAACGAAAAAATTAGAGAACAGGATCAATGGATTACTGGTGCTTACGTTATTAAAAGCCCAGATGGTTACGATAAATTAAAAGGCATTAGTTTATGTATTGATTATATGTGGGAGCAAAGAAAAGAAATATTAGCAAAAGCAAACGCACGTCAAAACTCTATGCAGGATATGTGGTCATATATAAAAAGCTTTCCTTTTCAAGGTCCATTTATGGCTTATGAAATTGTAACAGATTTAAGTTTTACTAAATTTGGAAGAGACGCTAAAGACAGATTAACATGGGCTAATGCAGGTCCCGGAGCAATGAGAGGTTTAAACAGGTTGACAGGTAGAGATTTAGACTTTAAAAAGAAGTCTCACGATTGGGTGGGTGAAATGAATGAACTATATAAAATATGTAGGTATTTATTGCCCAAAAGCATTTTTAACTCTAATAGACATCGTTTTGAGTTAAGAGAGGTAGAAGGAGGTTTATGTGAGTTTGATAAGTATTCAAGAATTTTAAAAGGGCAAGGTAGGACAAGGAGTAAGTATGCATACAATACAAGCGTTTAACGTAAATGATGGTTTTTATAAAGGACTTGATATGTTCGGCTATAGAGGCAATTACATTGAACAAGAAACTAGGAACGGTAGGGTATGGGAAATAAAAACACCTGTTTGTATTTCATATAAATATCCTAACGTAAGAGTTTTAGAAGACCCTTATAGAGATTGTAATCCATTTTTTCATTTAGCCGAAAGCTTATGGATGTTAGCAGGTAGAGGTGATTTAGCTTCTATGGAACATTATGTACCACGTATGCGAGAGTATAGCGATGACGGAAAAACTTTATGGGGAGCTTATGGGTATAGGTGGAGATGGATGTTTGGCACAGACCAATTAAAAACAATAATAAAAATGTTAAAAAAGAATCCTGATGACAGACGTTGTGTTTTACAGATGTGGGGAGCGGAAAAAGATTTAAACCATTTAGATGGTGAGGGTAAAGACGTTCCGTGTAATACACAAATATATTTCAAAATTAGAGACGGTGCTTTACGGATGACTGTAACTAATCGATCTAACGATTTAATATGGGGTTGTTTTGGAGCCAACATGGTTCACTTTAGTGTGTTGCATGAATATATGGCAGCAATGATAGGGGTTAAATTAGGAACTTATTATCATTTTACAGATAACTTACATTTATATATAGATTTTCCTATATGGAAAGATAAAGTTTCTAAAATAAGTGTAGCAGTAGGTTTACATAATTATAACGATAAAAAGTATGCTGAATCTTTACATGAAAAAACCATACCTTTAGTTAAAGATACTGAGACTTTTGATAAAGAACTTAAGTTTGTTTTAGATGGTGATTATAGGCAGGACGTTAAATTAAATAATTTATTTTTAGAGCGTGTTGCTATACCTGTTATTAAAAGTTGGAACTTATTTAAAGAACATAAATTTAGAGAATCAGTAGAAATGGCTGAAACTATTCTTCAAGAAGATTGGAGATTAGCCTGTAGTAATTATATAAAAAGGAGAACTTAAATGACGGGTAATAATTATAAATTAATAGAAGACTTAGCTTGGGGTGATGTCGAAATACTTAAAGAGGCAGAGAAGTCTTATGGCACAAGTTGGAAACAACGTGGTGGGGTAGGAGCTTTTATGATGTTAGCTCGTAAGTGGGATAGATTAGAAAACCAAGTTAAAAAACACGGTTGGGATGTTTTCCAAACTGCATTAGAAGATTCTAGGGCTGAGGGTATTTTAGACGATATAGGAGATTTAAGAAGATACTTATTATTAGTTGAGTCGCATATATTTGACCAAATGGCTAAAGAAAAAATATCTGATGAGTCTACAAAGAACACTGTTTAATCCAGATACAGACTGGTCTATACCGGACACTTTACCAAACTTAACAAACTGTAAAGAGTTTAGTGTCGATTTAGAAACTAGAGATCCTTCATTAAGGACTAAAGGTTCAGGTTGGGCTAGAAAAGAAGGAGAGATTATAGGTGTTGCTGTAGGGTGGGAGAGCGGTGAAATTTATTTACCGTTCTCTCATTTAGGCGGTGGTAATTTAGATAAAGAAATAGTTTATAGGTGGTTAAAAAAGCAATTAAATTCTAACGCTACTAAAGTTTTTCATAACGCTGTTTATGATTTAGGTTGGTTAAAAGCTGAGGGTTTTAACATAGAAGGTAATATAGTTGATACTTTAGTTGCTGCTCCTCTACTAGATGAAAACGCATTTTCATATTCTTTAGATAATCTAGGCGAAAAATATTGTGGTCAAAAGAAAGATGAGAGTTTATTAGATGAAGCTTTATTATCTTATGGTTTAAATAATAAAGGTGATATGTGGAAATTACCATCTAAGTATGTAGGTTTATATGCAGAAAGAGACGCTAGGCTTACTTACGATCTGTGGAAAGTTTTAAAACAACAAATAGCTGAAGAAAATTTATCTAAAGTATTTAAAACAGAAATGGATATAGTTCAGCTTGTTATTGAAATGAGAATGATGGGGGTAAGGGTAGATTTAGAAAAAGCAGAAAAAATTATGCACGACTTATCTATAAAAGAACAAGCGATTTTATTAGATATAAAAAGACAATATGGAGTAGAGGTTGATATATGGGCTAATGCCTCTATACAAAAAGCCTTTGATAAAAATAGTTTACATTACCCTTATACAGAAAAAGGCTCACCAAGTTTCCAAGCTAATTGGTTAGAAAACCATGAACACCCTTTACCAAAAGCTATTGCACGTGCAAGAAAATATAATAAAGCAGGTGGAACTTTTATTAAGAAAATGATATTTGACCATGAGGTAAATGGAAGAATACATGCTGAAGCACATAGTTCAAGATCAGAGCTTGGTGGAACAGTAACAGGTAGGTTTAGTTATTCTAATCCAAACTTACAACAAGTTCCCGCAAGAGATCCAGAAATAGGTCCAATGATAAGATCTATATTTATTCCTGAAGATGGGGAAGAATGGTGTTGTTTCGATTACAGTCAACAAGAACCAAGGATAACAGTTCATTTCGCACATAAATTAAAAATGGTTGGTGCTGAACAAGCAGTTAAAAGTTATAAAGAAGGTAACGCTGACTTTCACCAAATAGTAGCAGATATGGCAAACATACCCCGTAAACAAGCTAAAGATATAAACTTAGGGCTTACCTATGGGATGGGTGTAAGGAAGCTTATAAACGAGCTAGGGGTCTCTGAGGAGGAGGGTAACGAACTTTTAGCCCAATACCATACTAAAGTTCCTTTTATTAAAGGTCTAATGGATTATTGCACTAAGTTAGCTTCTGATAGAGGGTATGTAAAAACATTAGGTGGTAGAAAAGCAAGGTTTGATAGATGGGAGCCAAGTGGTAGTTATAACGAAGTAACACCCCTGCCAGAACAAAAAGCTATAGAAGAATATGGATTTGATTTAAAAAGAGCATTTACTTATAAAGCCTTAAATAGATTAATCCAAGGCTCTGCAGCAGATATGACTAAGTTAGCAATGTTAGAAGTTAGAAAAGAAGGTATCGTGCCTTTATTGCAAGTTCATGATGAATTAGACTTTTCTTTAGCTACCCAAGAAGAAAAAGAAATAGTTAAAAAAGCTATGATTAATTGTGTTAATTTAGAAGTTCCAATGGATATAGATATGGAAGTTGGTAAAAGTTGGGGTGAAATAAAATGAATTGTTGGCATTGCGGTACACAATTAATATGGGGTGGAGACCACG